TATTGGTTCTGTGTATGGGTACGAAGCTAGAGCTATCATAGAGGACTTTGATTTATCTTACAATGTTGGGACTGCCACGACATACTTGCTACGCTGTGGAAAGAAGACAGAAGAAGGTATAAGCGATGGAGGTAAACACATAGAAGATATACAAAAAGCTATCAATCATTTAGAGTTTGAAATAATTAAATTAAAAAATAAATATGGCAAGGTATAGGTGTGAGTGTGGCAAAGACATTATAATAAGAAATACAACACTAAAGGTTGTTAAAGGTAAGGTGGTATCACCAGAAGCATACTGCGAAACATGTAAGTCCTATGGAAAACACATCAAAGAACATGAGGGATTTGGTGGAATCATCAGTAAAAAGGGTGGTAAAGTGGGAGGAAAAATATAATTAAATTATGGCTAAAAGAAAGACACCAAAAGGATTCAGTGAACTACACATTGATGGTAAGAAATTTAAAGTACCAATGGCTGTTCACGCATTCATAGACAGTCAACACAGAGTAATCAATGGTTCGCAAAATCAAACTGGTCAGTTGATAGAGGTTATATATAATCTTATAGAAGAAACTAAGTATGAGTTTCCAGGTAATCATGATATGCATGCCTGGATGTTTATGGCAAAAGATGCCTACGAAAAATACAGTGAGTTCTTGTCTAAAAAGAAAGAGGATGAAACTCAGTCTCCTTCTGAAGATACCAGTGAGGAAGTTGTAGAACATCCTGAAGCTTGATGATTGATATTTCATCCTTCTGACCCCTCCTAGTATACACACAATAAAGGGCATCCTTAGCTTTGGATACCCTTTTATCTTTGTCAACTAACCTTTCAGATAACTTAGCTAGTTCAGTGGTCTGCACTACAATAAACTCGTCTACTAATTCAAAAGCAATGAAGTCAGCTTTACCATATAACCATCCATCATTGCCTCTTACATTCTTAAATTCAACCCAAATTATTTGTGGGTTTACTTCTTTGTCAAATCTGCTTATCTTCTTCAGTGCTTTAACATCTACTGACCATTCCTTCAAGTTTTTCCAGAATATATAATCTATATGCTCTGTCCATTGTCTCTTACCTTTTATTTCTTTGATAAGAAAACCTCTCTTGTGTAGAATATCTACGAATCTAAACTCTCCTGCGTTTCCCCTTCTAATTGATTGTGGGTTGTACATCTCTATAATTGACTACGACATCGACATCAGTGCCTGCATCTTGTTTAGCAAATATAGATTTTTTATGTGGAAGAAACAAACTGTTCTGGTCACACAGTAAATTCAACGAACACTTTGCAGGTATGTTAACCATGTACAGGTGCTTTTTTGAATCACTGGTTCCTAGCTGAACTGTAACCAACCTTACTGTTGTAGAGTTTGTGTTTGTTATTATTATATTGTATGCTTCAACACCACCTCTCCTATCAGCGTAAACGATAGCCTTATCTGTTGTTGAAAGCGAGTATGTTACATTTCTCATGATATATATTATTCTGCGTTTTGTGCTTCAACTAATTCATCTAACTTATCAACAATCTTATTTAATATCTTTACAACTTCTTGGTATTCACCATCAAGCATTGATTGTTCTATGTTTGCTGACATCTCAGTCAACTCTTGTGTCATTGTTTTAATATCTGGCATTACACTAATGTTGTTTTTAGAACTAAAGTACAATTCCACTGAACTGTCCTGGAGTTACTTGCCACACTACCAATCAAAGGAAATATCACATTTCCTGCTGACAAAGAGGTGTTAGCTGTTAAATAATCTGCTCTAACTGGTCTCTGACTATAGTTTGTATCTGGTCCAGCACTAATATCTGCTGCATTGTAAGCCCTTAAAGTGCAATCAAATGTAGCAAAATCATTGTATGTTGGTACACCAACAGCTAAACCTACTTTTGATTGATGATTACCAACACTCCTTATCAAGCTAGCGTAACCTATAAGCGTGCAATCGTAGGGTACAACAATACCCTGGCAAATAGCACCAGTAGGTATTGTAACTGTTGAGCTGCCTACTGTTGTATCACCAGAGCCTAGGTTTGTATTCCATGTGTGATTAGATATACCATTAGCAGAAACTGTCATCCAGTCCCCATCTGAAGGAACTGTTGCGTTTCCTGTAAAACTTATATACTGGTAAGAGTTTTGTGTGGCAAGATTAGCTTTTGGTAAAGCACCAGTAACATCTGCTGTTAGGTCTATTTGGTTTCTTGTTATTTCTTGTCCTGATATTGTAATATAGTCAGGTGTACCAGCTAAAGTAACATTAGTAGAGTTGTCTGTACCAGCAGCATCTACACCTAGTGCAGCTCTAGCACCACCAACATTATTAGCTCCAGTACCACCTTTTGTTACAGGCACAAGGTCAGACAGCGTAGAGCCAGCAGCAGTAACTGTTATGTTTGAAGAGCCATCAAAGGCTACCCCATTTATTGTTTTAGTGGCAGCTAGCTTAGTCGCTGTCGCTGAGTTACCAGTTGTATCAGAAGCATTGTTTGGTATATCTCCAGAAACTATTTCGCCCCTAATTGTTGCAGAAGATTTATTCTCAACATTGTTGATACTTAAATCTGTTTTAACCTCTGAGCCAGTTCTTTTCTTCACAACATTAGAATCGAAAACAGCAAAGTCACCTGCACTACCCTTGTTAGGAACTGTGCCTCCCTGATTGCTTGTTAGTTCTCCTTTGATATTAAGGTTGCCACTTTCGTTTATTTCGCCAATAGTTACTCCAGAGCCATTTACAAAATTGATAGTATTACTTCCATCGTTGTCTGCATCTACTTGCAGATTTATGTTTCCATTACTCTTTATAAGGACATCTCCAGACAAACCAATAGAGTTTATGTTTGTAAGGTCTGAGTCGAGGTTGACAGTTGCGTCACCAGAGGTAGCTCCACCATTTAGGTTTGTGCCAGCTACAACTGATGTTATATCTCCTGCTCCACCTGACACAGTGTTCTTTACAATTTTGTTGTTAGAATCTAGACCCAGATTGCCACCAGAAACTATAGTTCCTGTATCAACATCTTCTAAGTAAACATCATTCCTAAATCTACTTACAAAATCCCATATATGTTTACCTATCCACTTCATTAAAACTTAAATTCCTGAACTTGTTTTAGATAAGCATCAGGAGTTCCATGCTCGTCAGCACCTGTGTTATAATACTTTGACCAGTATTTAGCCCTACCACCTACTGTGTTTGGTATAGCTTCTGGCACCTTGCCATACATCATCCTAGCACCTAGTGCATTTAGCAATGGGTCAGTCTTAAAGTCTTGGTATGAGGTATTCATAATGTCATAACCAAACTCTTCTTTTATTTTGTTGTGATACTTTTTAAGACCTGGGTGTGACTTGATGTCTTTTACAGCATCAATCCCTGTTTCTGTAAGCTGAAATACATTTTTCTTAGCTCTAACATCCCTACCCATCTTAGACTCTATAATGGCTGTTTCTCTTAACATATCTTTCGCTCCTGGAAAAACATTTTCTACTTTATCAATATTTGATATAGTAACATCTGTTAAAGACTCTTCTTTCTTTTCCTTCTTAACTGGTGGGTCTGTTGGAGCACCACCATTCCTTAATCTTTCTCTTGCTAACTTTAAAAATAAACTCATAACTCTTTAATAAATGATGAAACCTTGAAGCCCTCTGATTCGTATCCAGACACATCGCTATATCCTAGTATCTCTAAATCAGGATGTCTTAGTTTCATGTATTTAACATAAACCTTTAGCGTTTCCTCCTGCTTGGCACATATAGTATTATTGGTAAATCCATTAACAACACCACCAACATAAGCAATATGCCTAGAATTGTTTCTGAGTCTCTCATAATCTTCTTTGTATATCCAGTTATCTATTCTTTTAGGATTATACTGTATTAAAGACTCTATTGTTCCATCAAGCTTGATAACATCTTGAAAGGAACATATGCTTAAGTCATCGTCTCTCATATGCATTTCTGCAACAGATGTACCAGATATATCGTGGTCTTGTTCTGTTAGCGTAGAGTGTATGACTAATGTTTTCATATCTTATTTATAAGGGTCAGTGTAAGTTATTACAACATCCTCACCATTATTTATAGCTTCAATAACTTTTTTATATACTCTCTTGTACGCTTGAGTTGACTTCCCAATAAACCCATCTTTAACCAAGTTGTTGTTTTCTTGCGAATCACCAACAAGTAAACATCCAGCAGTGTGTTCATCAGTGTTACCAGCATGTATAAGAATATACTCAAAGCCAGGAACATTAACGATATGAAGCATACCATCGTGTATGTCAGAAAATCTTTTAGAATATTTAGCATGAAAACCCCCTTCTTTTCTTAGTTTAATATCATACTCTCCTGCTGGTATTCTAGTTTCACCCCTAACCTTTGAATCTCTGTGTTCATCCTCTAGTGTGTAGCACTCAAACTTACCATCAATAAAAAGAAGACCATTAGTAGAGTCTTCTCCATTGTTAAATCTTAGAACATCTATGTCCATTAGCTTTCTTTCTTTTGCGAACTTCCCCCAAAGAAGAAGTCTATAATTGTATTTACTTTAGCACTCATTGCTCCAAATATAGTAGAAATAAAACTAATTTCAAACTCCCCTAAATCTAAGTCACCAGTAACGAAGTGTTGAAACATTACAAAACTAATACCAAAATAAGCTACAGTAAACAATGTTGCCAATACTTTTTGTATTATAGCATCATCTTTATACAAATCTCTAGCACTCTTTCTATCCTCTACTTCTTTAGCAAAGGCTTCCCTCTCTGCATCTAGTAAAAGTTTTTTAAGCTGTAATTTAGCTTCTTCACGCTCCTTGTCAGTTGTAATAACCTTGTCTAATATGCCTTCTGCATTATCAACAACCTTACCAAGTATGCCACCTAATAAATTATTTATCATTTTCAATATATTTTAATTCATCTAAAACTAATTTTATCTGTGCACATTTTTCATACTCTTCAGTATAAATAAAATAATCCATACAAGCATTAAGAACCTCAGCAACATTCCAATCACTGTCATAATCAAATGGCAAAGCAAGATATTTGCCCTCCATAGAATCTATGATGTCATCAAGACTTTTGTCGTTGACAATCATATCGTAAGCGTTGTTCATTGCTAAATCCTCAAGCTCTATTTCTTCGTTTAGTGTCATGACCCAGATTTTTCGCACTGCTCTTTATCTTTGATTGTTTCGCAATCACATTTCTCATTAGGACAATCTTCCATACCCTTACAGCAAATGCATGTTTCTAATTCACATGTGGGTCTTCCACAGTGATTTCTTTCGTTAAATTTTTCCTCTTGTTCTACACTCATGTTTCTTGTATAATCGTAATAATACTTACTATGTTTTGTCATGCTCTTCTTACCCTTTTAGCTATCCTTCTCGTATACTTTGCTTTCTGTCTTCCAGCTCTTGATGCAGCCTTCTTCCTCCTATTTGTAGCAGCTTTTTCAGACTTGCTAAGAGACTCTCTCACCTTCTTTGGTAGATACCTACCCCTTTTAGCTCTAGGCTTTTTCTCGTCACCTTTTGTAACATAGCCCCACTTTTGCTTAGTCCACTTAGAAAGTTTATTTTTAGATGATTTTTTACCCTTGTAGCCACCACCTGCTTTCTTATACCTAGCAACAGCTAACTGTGCCTTACGAGCAGACCACTGACCAGCTCTACCACCCTTGCTCCCAGCTTTAACCCTAGCAACAATCCTTTTCCATAATCCTGGTTTAGTTTTCTTAGCTGACATTATCTTTTTTTCTTCTTCTTTTTAAGTCCTTTAAAATCAGCACCTGTAATTTTATTGTAAGGTTTTGCAACCCTTGCAATCTTTTTCTGTCCTTTTGATAATTTCTTTGGCATCTTATTGTACTATTATTATTGTTGTAAAGCTTACCTTGTCTTTAGTAACCTTTATATAATTAATTCCTTTATCTAGTTTTAATCTTCTTACATTAGAATATGCCTTGTGATTTATCCCTAGATTGTCTATAACAACTACATCAACTGATTCTGTAAAGTTTACATAATCTTTTGTTGGGTTTGGATAAGGTATGTACGATGACCTGCTGTACATGTTTATATCAGTAGGACCACTCCAACCATCTTGACAATATTGAAATAAGTTATCACAAGCACCATCCCATTCATCATCACAACAGTATGGGTCTACCTGTATCACCCACTCAAAACATGCGTTAGGTATATAGTATGGTACATTAGCTTGACATTCTGAATTATAGTAACAACTGCTATCAGGTATGTTTGCTAGAGGTTCAAAGTTTACAGCAGTAGCATCCATGCATCCAGGGAATGGATAAATACAAGAGCCATTATCTGTATTAGCTAGTGGTTCGTAGTTCATTGCTGTGCTATCAGTACATCCATAAAAGTAATCTATACAGCTAAAGTCTTCTGTGTTAGCAGTGGGATTATAATTTAAAGCAGTTGGGTCTGTGCAGCCATAAATATATTCTACACAGGAGCCATTATCGACATTGGCTGTCGCATTAAAGTTATACATTGTTGAGTCCATACAACCATAAACAAATGGCTCACAACTACCATTGTCGACATTTGCTAGGGGGTTGTAATTAAACATTGTTTGGTCCATACAACCATAAACTATATCGATACAGCTTCCATCATCAGTATTAGCTAATGGATTATAATTAAGGGCATCCACATCAGTACACCCTAGTATTGCGTATACACAACTATTATCATCTGTGTTAGCTGTAATATCATAATTAAGAGCTGTTGGGTTTGTGCATCCTTCAACAACAGCTATACATGTATCATTAACATTTGCGTTAGGATTATAATTAAATGCCAAAGGATTCATGCAACCTTCTACGATAGCAATACAAGAGTTAGGTAGCTCAATGTTAGCCAATGAATCGTAATTAAGTGCAGTTGAGTCCATACATCCATATACAACCACTGTAGCACAGCTACCATCATCGTAGTCGTAAGACGAATCATACTCCAAATAAAGTGGATTAGTACACCCTGGATTAAAATAACAAGTGCCATCATCTGTATTTACTGTATCATTATAATTTACTGCTAAACTGTCTGTGCATCCATATGTTCTTTCTATACAGTTGTTACCACAGTATGGTTCTCCAACAATAGGAAAGAATGGTGGTATAGGATTTACAAATCCACCCTCTATATCTATAGCTACATAATCTTCAGAGTACAAGCTATAACCACATTGTACTGCTGTAAAATCTGATTGAGCAGTAATTTCAAAGATAGCTCTCACAGGATAACCTGCTGCTAAGTTTATAAAGAATGTTGTATCAAAACCATCTGTCAAAGTGTATGTTCCAATGTCTTGATAATTAAATGGTGGTATTATACTCGTTGCTTGTGACAGCTTGAGTGTAGAACCAGCCCAGCCATTTCCTGCTAGGTCAGTTAATTCAAGCTCATGCAGACAGCTATCTATAGCTATATCTGTATTAGCTGAATCTATATAATTATATGCTAATGAGTCTGTACATCCATACACTTTAGGTGTAAAACACATGCCTGTGTCTGCTGTAGCAGATAAGTAAAACTCAACGAAGCTACTATCCATACAGCCAAATACTGGTGGAGGTGGAGGACAACCAGATGTATATATTACATCCCATATTTGAGTTCCAAAGTCAGGCGTATCTAGTTGCCATACTGTGTCACCACACTGCTCTATGTATACAGAACCATCATTGCCACCCCATAAACTACCTGCAACACCATCACCATATGTATCATTAAGTACAAAGTAAAAACTATCTACAGGCAAACATATACTCGCATACTGTGGTTCGTAGTCAATTATATTAGTATAAGGACCACCTTCTAAAAGCGTATCACCAAAGAAGGTCATTATATACCAAGATGTTTCTTGTGGATATTGGTCTGGATTTATAGTAACATTTAAGCTCCATGTGTTTGGTGGACACTGAGCAAAAGCAATGTTAATACATAGTATGAGTGTAATTAAATATCTCATTAGAATTTACTTATTATAAGTTCATCAATATAATCTTGCACCTCTTTTCTTGTTGCTACCATTTTAAAACTGAGGTCTGCCTGAAACCTTTTGACCTCTTCTCCTTCGTCAAATATTATTATTGTTGGCACAACAGCAATCTGATAATCTTTTTGATTATCGTTGTTGTCAATGCTT